GTGCCATACGCCGATTGGTTGGCACGCGCTGCGGCCAGCCCCGAGTCGGCTTGATTAACCGCAGCGCCCATGCCAAGGTTGCCCACGTTGGTTGCGTAGTTCTGCCCCGCAGCGATGCCTTGGTTGGTCGAAGTCTGTCCAACACCGGCAAGGCTTTGGAGTGGGTTGAGGAGGTTGCTGCGGTTGGTCTGGTAGCGGTTAAACGCGTTCTGGTACTCCTGACTAGCCCTACTCGACGCATCTCGCCCCAACGCTAGTAACGTGCCGCCCGAAAGCAGCCCGCCCCGCGCTGCTGCGGAACGCTCTATGGCTTTTCTAGATTGGTCTTGCATATACTCAAAACTGGGGTCTTTATTTGCCAGAAAGTTTTCAATGCTAAACGTCTTGGCAAATTCGCCACCAGGCTCCATGCCTGTCGTTATCCGCGCCAGCGCGTTTGTCCCCGCAGCCCGATACGGCGCGAGATCCGCACGGGTCTGGTCGTACTGGTTCTGTTGGAGTGCCGTAGCGCGGTCAGCCGCACCCGCGCCGATGTTGGCCGCAGTCGTGGCGGCTTTACCAATCTGGCTGGCCCCGTACAGCGAGGTGAGGCTGGAAATCCCCGCCGCGCCTAAGCCCATAAGCTGCTTTTCGGACAGGCCGGTAGCGGCCATAAGTTTTTGGAGCATCCCTAGTCCAGAGCCACCCGGCGCGCCAACGCCTGCATTGGCCGCAAACTCGTCTGCGCTCAATGCCCCCTCACCGCCAGCACCGGGGGCGTATCCGCCGCTAGGGGCTGGGGCCGGAAAACTTTGATAGTCGCCTAAGTCCGTGTAGCTAGGACTGCTACTCGGGAAACTTTGATAGTCACCTAAGTCCGTGTAGTCAGGACTGCTAGTTGGGAAACTCTGATAGTCTCCAAAGTCAAATTCTCCGGCCATATTGCCTCCTGTGTACGCGGGGCCAGCATTGGCCGCAAACTCTTGGGCTGATAATGCGTTCTCGCCGCCAGCACCGGGGTTGTACCCACCGCTAAAACCGCTATAGGCTCCAAGCGCGTTTGTTCCAGCACCAATTAGATCGCCTTGGCTTAGACTGTTTGCAGCATTTGCTGCCAGCAGAAACGGTTGCTGTGGGCCGGGAAACAGCGCGGCAATTTTAGCAAGCGGCCCGAGATCGCCAAGCAACCCGCCGCTGTCTTTTTCCTGCGTGGCTTGCCAGCGTTGGTTAGCCTGCTGTGCGCCTTGATCCACAAAGCCTTGCGTAGCTTGATTAAAACGCGATGGGTCTGCACCCCGCGCAGCCAACGCATCCGAGACCGCCCGTTGAGCAATAGCAGAGTAGTTGCTGCCCTCGGTGTAGCCGCTGTTGTACGCCGCCCGATGCGCGTCCCCAAACACTGGGACGGCAGCGGCCAGTTCTTCTTCGGACAACCCCGCCTGCTTCCCAAGCTGGCGAATCAACGCCGCAGTCGAGCCGATGTCGAAATTGCTCTGGTCGTATAGGCCAAGTACGTCTTCTAACGCTGCCATGTGTTGCTCCTATAGCCCCGACACTTGGCGACCGCTGGCACGCAGGGTCACGGACAATCCAAACCCTTGGATCGAGTCGCCGGATTCAAGTATATGCCCCACGACCTCTGGGCAAGTGTATGTCTCCCCCGCAGCAACACTGCGGGCGGAAATGATGGTGTTGGCTGCGCCGGGGCTTGAGCCGGTCGGCACAAGGTAGAGGGTCACCACCACCGCAGATCCGGTGGTGTTGCACAACGTAGACCGATCGATCAGCGTGGTCACGCCCGAGGAGATGTAGTACACCGCAGCGGTTGCGGTTAATTGGGATTCGGCTAAAACTGCCGGAGTAATCGCCATTAACTCATCCTTTGAGCGGAAATGTAGCCTTGCACGCCGGTAGTGATTGTAGCAACCCCGGCCAAAGCCACCAAGTAAACCGTGGCCGCAGACGCGAGCGTCACCCGCAGGTTAGGGATCGCCCCCGCCGCCGCGCCAGCCGTGACCGACCACGCGCCGGGGAACACAATGTAGTCTTTGCCTTCCGTGCCGGTGAAGGTTGCCGAGGTTTGGCTAATGCCCATCTTCATGTATGTGTTGGTGCCTGACATGGCGCTTTCGACCACCGCCGCTACGTTCCACGCCCCGGCCGTAAGAGCAATGGAAGTAAGGTCGCCTGCGGTGGTGGTGACCGTTTGCGCGGTGACAGAGGACGAAATGTGCGTGTCCGCAAGACCCGGCTGCGCGGGGATCATCATGGGCGGATCAGCGTCCAACCCGTCCCACCCCGGCACACCTACCGTTCCAGCAGCACCTGTGGCACCTGTGGCCCCTGTAGCGCCTGGGGGGCCGGGAGGGCCGGGGAAACCGTCATCGCCCGCATCGCCTTCTAATCCTATTGGCCCGGTCAGTCCTGTTGCCCCCGTAGCACCTGTGGCCCCGGTAGCACCCGTAGCGCCCTTTTCGCCGATCGCAGCGGCGGGTGCGTATTGGATGTCGGTCAGGCTGGTGACGTTCGTGCCGCCGCCGGTCAGGTTGAACAAGTTGGACAGAAAACGAAACCACTCCCGCGACACCAACCCGGTTTCAAGGTCTACAAACGGAACCCGAGGGGCCGGAATGTTGGTTGTGTTCGTTGTCACGCGCTTGTGCCCGAGGCTTGCAACTCTGCGCCAAGGATGGCGATCTTTACCGGGTCTGTTCCGCTGGCCTCGTAGACCCGATCCCGCAGCTTGAGCGTCATGCCCAACCGCCGCCAGATCACTCGTTCGCCAAACTCCCCGATCTTGCCCATTGTGCGGGCGTGGTAGTTCGACCAGGTGTGACCGCCATCGTCCGACCAGCGCAACGACACTTGCGGGTCGCTGCCTTGCCCGTTGTTCAGCCCAACGCCCGACTCACAATCCAACTGCAACATGTGCTGCGCCGTGCGCTTGAGGTTGTTTTGACCCGGCGAAATTGCCCGCCACGACCGCAGCCACTTTTGGATTTGGCTGTTATCGGCGTAGACATCAAGATCAAAGGCATACAGTTTTCCGTCTTCGTAGTCGCCAACAATAATCTCGTTATTGAACGACATCTGGCAGTTGCTGCGATGGCGCACAAACTCGCCGTTTTGAAACCCGGCGCGTTCGTGCCACGCTTGGGTGGACACGTCATACGCCCAAGTCTTGCCCGCCGTTGGGAACGACAACACATAGAATGCGTGTCCTTCCTGCTGGTAGGTGTAGCCAATAGCATCTGAAATAGTAGCGTAGTTCTGGATGGCAAACTCAATTGCATGGGTAGACACCCGTTCGCCGTTGTAGCCTTTGCCTCGGTAAACGATCCCGCGCCCCCGAGCGTCCGACCCGAGCCAGTACACTGTGTTGTCAAGTTTTGCTACCGAGTACGCGGCCGCGCAACCTAACTCCATAAATGCACCCTGAATACGCGCCATCGGGAAGTCTGCGTTCCCCGCGTCGTACCAGACCTCTATTGAGTTGTTACCGAATAGCCAGATCTCGCGGTGGTTGATGTTAAGCGCGACCACATTGTCCGGATAGCCCTCCGCGCTGGCAAAGTCCAACGGATCAACCGAAGTGCCGTCAAGCAGGCTGGTCACCCAAAACTTTTGAGTGTTTGGCTCGTTGAACACAAAGTAGCCGTCAAGGTAACCAACCGTCCCCGCGCCGGGAAAGTCAACGTCCGTGATCTGGGCAAACACCGCCGTGGATGTGTTGTAGATGTAACTTAAGGGGTTGCAAGCAATGAAGATCTGGGTGCCATTGTCAGCTATGCTGACGGGGCCGGTGCCAGACACCGTGCCGAGCAGAGTCGCCGTGTAGCTTGTGGTTAGACTGTAGAACTGACTTCCCGACACCACATAGGCCACGCCGTTGGTCACCCACAAGCCGCGAATAGGGCCGGTGCCAACGGTAGCCTGTAGCAACAAACCGGGGCAGCGCGATAGAAAACCGGGTTCCTTGCCCCCTTCAGGCACCGCCTCTGGGAACAGGTTGACCATGCGGTTGTCGGCCGCGTTGACCGACCGTGCAACATACGCTCCGCCAAGGATGGGCGTTTTCAAAGCGAGTCCTGATAAACCCACGCGGGGTTGTCGTCAATCCAAATGTCGGCAGCTAGGTGTTTCATTTTTGCTTGTCTGCTGGTGTAGACCACTTCTACTCCATCCACATGAATAGACTCACTCGGTGTTCGCATTGTGACAATCTTTATGTCGTGCTTTCGCGCTTTTGCCGCAACGATAAAACCATCCCATAGCACCGGGTCAACGGTGTACGTTTTATCGTAATCAAGCGCGATAAGCATCAATAGTTTCCAGAATAGATATTGAACCGCTGGCGGGTTGCCACGATGCTGTAAGGCAGGCTCATCACATCGTCGGGGTTGTTGATCCGCTTGATGTTGCGCTTGGAGGACATGGCAATCCGCTGCACTTGGGGCGGCGGCTCCACGCCAAACTCG